GAAGAGGTTATATTGAAAAATCAAGGCAATAGAGAGAATTACCATGGGCAAATACTTATGTAAATAATTTTCCATCTTAAGAACCTCCGAGATTAGAAAGAGCCAGCTGTAGAGCCAAATTCATAACTTGGTTAGCATCTATGCTAGAAGAAGTTTGAGTTTTTGTAGAATTTCCTTGAGAAGTTGTTAAAGATTGTTTCTGATTATCATTAACAGCATTATAGCCATTCATATACAACAACATTAAATTTCCTAATATAGAGGCAGTATTAGATTGAGAATTTGCTAACAATTCGTTTGCATAATTAGAAATAGAGCTTGCATTATTTTCCGCTAAATTATTATACATATTAGTAGCCTGAGAAGAGCGAACCATATTTCTATTAGAAAGCGGATTAATAATATTATTCTCCAAATTTTGAGCAGTTTGAGTATTTAGGGTATCCATATACGAATTTAACTTAGCTTGATTAGTGGTAGAATTCAGGGTTGGATTTAAGTATTCTTCCAATAACTTATCCATATTAGAATTCACAAAATTATTAATAGAGTCAAACGCAGTACCTTGATTGAATGAAGTTGTCGTTCCGTTATTGGTAGTTTGACTTGTAACGTATGGATTTGTAGTAGTTGTGTTTCCATAAACCGTTTGAGTAGTTGTTTTAGATTTTTTTCCCATTAAAAAATATCCTTTCTTTTTCATAAATCGTCTAAGCTCGAACGAGTTAGACTTTTTTTTACTTAGCTTTTAACCTTGATTTTTCCAAATTCAATACTATTTATGCTAAAATTTTGACCATCTTCTTTGGTATAAAAACTCATCTGCAAAGTTTTAAAATAAGAAGCTGGCAACTTTTTAATTGCACTAATTTTATCAGGCATAAATATTCCAGAATCCCAAAACCCAGTATCAAAATACAAAACATTTTTCAAAGTTTTACAAATAATATGCCTTATTTTTGTAGTCAAACTATTGTAATCTTTTGTATATTCGACATAAAAATCATTGCTATAGTGCATATCCATAGTCATTTTAGGTGGATAGGCAAGAATTTTTAGAGAATTTTCCACCCCCAAATTAAGCGGGGTGCATTTAAAATATGACTCAATAAATTCACCATCAAAATTTCCAGAAACATATTCAGCATAAATCTTTTTCCCAGCGGAATAAAATGTGTTATCAATAATTCCAATAGAGCTAATTTTTTGTGATTTTCTCTTAACCCACGCCCCTCTTAAATAGTCATAAATAAGTATAGTAGAATAATTTTCATCAATATTTGGTATCAGAAACCAAACTTCATTCCGCTCAGACGTAACAACAGAAAGCGTTTTTATTCCATCCAACTTTTCACTAGGAATAGAAAAAAGCTCATTTTGAATATCAAGCGCAATATTATCGCCCAAAGTTTTATCCCCATTTACTACTTGTAAAAAAGAAAAAACTCCCTTTTTTGTATCGTCGTAGAAATATAACTGAGTTCCATGAAAAACTAACGCATTGTATCCAGCACATCCCCCGGGAGATTCATAAGACTTATAAAAACTCTGGTCATCATCTTGCGCAATCATACAAGACGAATTTTTATGAAATACAGCGAGAGAGCCTAAATAAGGGTAAATTGCGGTAATTTTTTTCACAAACTCAATATATCCAGCAGAAGTTACCAAATCAGAGTCCGAAGTCTCAAAGTCATACACATTTTCCTGCGCAGAATACCATAAAACTTGCCCATCAAATACCCATAACCTGCCAGCATATACAACAAGCCCGAGCCCCTTGACCTTCCGCCCATCCATATCAACAAGCTCCATCAATTGGATATCATCCTCTCCATCTTGTGAAATTTCAATAGAAACCATCTCTATAGAATTAGAAAAAATCCATAAATCTGACCAACCCTGAGCGACATCTGTCCCAGAAGATTTTCCGCTAACAGATAATCCCCCTTTTTTAAGAATTAATTCTCCAGAACTTGGGATAAAAAGATAAATTTTCCCCTCAGTTAAACTTTCAGTATGCACAAAAAAGTATACTTGAGATTTCTGAGTACTTTCAAAAATATTTATAACCTCTTCTCCTTCTGGAATTAAATCACATACAGAAGCATTTCCATTCATAGTACGAATTCCAACTCCAGAATTAATCTCTGTAGAAAATAATTCCACATTTTGTAAATCAGAAGCCGTAATTACTGAATTTGAAAATACCGCCGAACTCCTATTGATACCAGAAAACTTGTTACATATTAATGTTGTCTGTTCCATAATATTTCCTTTCATAAAACCATAAATTTTCTATGCGTAAAACTAACCCTTCGCCTATTTTTTTGTTAACTTTGTTTAAGAAATTCAGGAATTTTTACTCCAAATTTTACAAAACTTAACAAAACTCTTCAAAAAAGGCAATTTTTATTCATGTAAATACTTTATATATACATAAGAGATACGAAACGGAGCTTTAAAGATGTTATTTACAACCCAACCAGTTGAAAAGAAAGAATTAGACACAATAACAAACTTCTTTGCAGAATTTGAGAATGAAGAAATCAAGACAGTAGACGCAGAAGAAGTTATTGAAACTCCAGTATCAAAATATATTACATCCCTAGTTTGCGGACAATACGCAAAATCTGTAGATGAAATAGCAAACACAAAAGTTGGAAACAAACTCACTAGAAAAAGAAGCTTACAACAGGTTATGAGAGAATCATTTTTCTACGGAGCAAACAGATTTGGGAACAACTTTATAGCATAATAAATCGAAAACACAAAACATCTCTCTTATAAAAATTATCTTATCTTACATCTTACAAAGCATTTGACCTCATTCCCCGAGGTCTTTTTTTTTTGGGGGGGGGTAAATGTATTTTAGACTGTTTTGAAACTACTAGTTTGGCGTCTTTGGGTCAGAAGTGTGACTACAAGCTTGAATTCGTCCTCCCTAGTTAGGGAGGATTAAGGTGGGTAATCAGCCCCGCAAGGGGTTAAAGAACTGGTAGTTGTAGCTACAAGCTTGATTTCCTCCTTCCCTAATTAGGGAAGGCTGGGATGGGTAATCAGCAAAACAACCAACTAGTAGTCTCAAAACCAACCCCCCAAACACATCCAACCAGTAGTCTCAAAACCAACCCCCTATAATTACCCCTTAGGGAGGATTGAGGTGGGTAATCAGCCCCGCAAGGAGCACTAGGCGTGTGACTACAAGAGAGTTGTCATCCTGAACTTGTTTCAGGGTCTTTTACTCCTAGCTAGTTGTTTCATGCCAAACTCAATACATTTACCCCTTACTTAATTGTTATAAGCGCTTTATTGTACCATTTGTCAAGCTCAGGCTTTTTCCTATTTTTTATAGTTATTGTTACATTCTTATTTGTCGGTTTATAACATACTTCTGGGTCACTTATTTTTTTTAGATTACTACCTAAAAATTCTATATCAAATCTTATACTATCCGTATCTGCGAGAAAAAACGGAATTAGACTATCCTTTTTTATAAGCATTAAAATAGAAGAACCCTCTCCCTTGCGGAAATGTTTTCTAGCTTCAAGATAATTTGAGTATCTATATTCAGGAAATACTTCCCTTGTTATTTCATTGACTGATGTCGAATATATACTTCTAGCAAAACATACATATTCAACATCAGACACAGTAAATTCACCACTATAATCACTAACCAAACCTTTAGAAATTAAATTAACTGTATTTTCAATAATTTGCGAAAATTGTTTATCTTCTTTAGAGTAATAAACTCTATTAAACATAACTATTTGTGAGAGAATAATAAAACCTATAATACTAAGCGCAATAATAAATTTTTTCATATTATTATTTTATCTCAAAAATGGAGGGAAATGGGTAATCAGCAAAACTTTTAACTGGTAGTTTTACGCTCACCCCAAAAACATCCAACCAATAGCCACAAAACAAATTCTTTTGCTCCTTCCCTAATTAGGGAAGGCTGGGATGGGTAATCAGCAAAACAACCAACTAGTAGTCTCAAAACCAACCCCCTATATTTACCCCTTAGGGAGGACTGAGGTGGGTACTCAGCCCCGCAAG